CTAGTTATTGCTCTTTACTGAGCCTATATCCACAGTATACAGTGTATGATGGCACACTGTCAACAATAGAATCGGTAAAAATAAAAATAACTGAAGAAAAATATCAGAACTATCAGAGATCAGTAGGTTACGAGATCGCGCTTGCAATAACTGAAGACAGTACGTAATCTGATCTTGTGCTTGAGGGATTAAGATATTCAGTGGATGAGAAAGCTACACGGCTTAAGTCGATTTACTCGCAAAAGCTTAGGGCTAGGTTTAAGCACACTATTGGCAAGCCAAAAGGGAACATCTACTACGAGCTGAGGCGTAGGCTAGGGATCACACAAACACAAGCCGGTAACCTAATAGGTATCACGCAGAAGGCCTGGCAATATCGTGAGCGTAGCAAGGTGATGTACTACCCGCTGGAGATAGCTATGCTGCACGAGTTGAGCGGGATGACGAGCGATGAGTTCCTACAATTACTCAATGATATCGCATAGTTGCCTATGGTATGCTGGTTAGTTTACTAGTTATCTAATTCTAGTTAGGTAAATATAGGTAGTAAATTCAGGGAGTTGGCTAGGAATCATGGCTATAAATTCCAAAAACGTAGCAAATTTGAAAATGAGTAGGGTACCGGTTAAGTCTATATACCAACATCCGCGTAAAATTCCTGATATTAGATCTAACCAATGTTTTACGATTATAGGGCTATAAAATGGAAAATGAAGACGATTTAAAACGGGGTGAAGTTGCAGGGGCGGAGGCAATTTTAAAAAATCCTGAAAGTTCAGTTGTTCAGGAAACTTTAACACCTGAGGTATTACCGCCTATAATGCGCGAGGTGCCTCAAACTAGGGAGCATCAAAGGGATGAGCAGTTAGCTTTGCAGATACGCGATATGGGCCGTTTAGGGCTTTCTAAGAGCTCTACGGCGTTAGCGGCTAGAATTACGCCTTACTTACTGGATAAGTATTATTCAGCTGAGTTTCTGGAGGGTCAGAGTCAGATGCAGAAGGGGTTAGCTACGGTAGCAATAGCTGAGGCTATGAATGGCAATACTCCTATTTTACTTCACCTATTAAAAACCAAATTAGGGTGGAGTGAGCAGCATCAGATTGAGATTAGTGGTGAGGTTAAGAGTGTAGTTAGTAATAAACCTATGACTAAAGATGAGTTCATAGCTAAATATCTTACAAACGAGTAACTCCCCCTTTAAGGGGTAGGGGGTATCTACGAAGGTAGAGTATGAAATAGATTTCAAGGAAACGGAGGTTGGGGTGGGGGTTAAGAGATATCTTAAGGGGTATTAGGGGGGCAAAAGATATACCTTGTCAAGAGGAAAATTTTGTCAAATAGTGTATTATAAATGTAACCATTGTTTTCATGTTGGAATTTTAGGTAGTTATACTTATTATGCCTATTGTGGTTTTAGGTGGTGTGGGCGATTAATCTACTTTAGTCAGGCCCGAATAACTAAGGAGGCTTACGAAAAAGTATGGAAGTAGAAACCTGTCGATGTCCAAGTTGTGCTCATGTTAGCACCGTAAAAGTTGGTGATGACCTGCCCTATGTTAGTATGTACGCTGAGCCTACCAGTAGTTATTTTATCTGCCAAAACCCTAAATGCGACGTTGAACGTATTTACAGCCCAAGCGCTGTTATGGTTAGTGGTAAATGACTGAACCTTTAGACATAAACGTAGTATGGTGCCCGCAGAGAGGCCCTCAGGAGGCGCTAGTAAACTGCCCTATTACACTTATCGGCTACGGCGGTGCGCGAGGCGGAGGTAAGACCGACGGAGTTTTAGGTAAATTTGCAATTAAGCAAGAACAGTTAGGGCCAGACTTTAATGCTATCTTTTTTCGTAAAGAACTTCCTCAAGCTGATGACCTTATTGAACGTGCCAAACAAATTTACTTACCGCTTAAAGCGCACTGGCAAGACCAGAAAAAACAATTTACCTTCCTCTCGGGTGGTCGTTTACGTTTTAGACCTTTAGCCAGTGACGCTGATGCTGAAAAATACCAGGGCCAAAACCTCTCAGATTGCGCCATAGAAGAGGCAGGAAACTATCCTGACCCTTCCCCTATCTGGAAACTTTTCGGAGCACTACGAGGCAAAGGAGGCGGTCAGGTTATCCTTACGTTTAACCCTGGTGGCGTCGGACATCACTGGCTGAAACAAACTTTTATCAAACCAGCGCCAAAAGGATTAAAAGTTCTTACAAAGCAATTACCCAATGGCAGTAGCTTTGATTACATTTACATCCCAAGCCGTGTTACCGATAACCAAATCTTGTTGGCTAGAGATCCTGAATACATAAACCGCTTGCATATGGTCGGAAGTCCAGAACTTGTGCGAGCTTGGCTAGAAGGAGACTTTGAAATCCATGAAGGTAGTTACTTTCCTGAGTTTAGCTCTAAACATATTGTTAGCCCTTTTAACGTGCCCGAACATTGGCCCCGTTATATTGGGTATGATTGGGGTTATCACTCTCCTTTTGCCTGTATATGGGGTGCTGTTAGTTCTGGACGTGATGACGGAGGTAAGGAGGTACCATATCCTAAAGGGTCAATTATTATATATCGAGAAATGTGGGGTAAAGGAGTCGATAACGTCGATCAAGCCAACAGAATCGCATCAGTCTCCGTGGGGGAAAATCCAGTAGGATTTGCCGATCCATCCATTTTTAACCATGAAGGTGGCCCGAGCATTAACGACCAACTAACCCAAGTCTTTAGTAAGTACAAACACCCGTCCTTTAGGCGAGCAGATAGCGACCGCCAATCTGGTTGGTCGCAAATCAGACAACGGTTGGTAGCTAACCCACCCTTGCTGTATATATTCGCCACTTGCCCATATTTGTTAGAAACCTTACCATCAATGACTATAGACAAAAGAAAACCAGAGGATCTAGATACGACCGGAAACGATCACGGAGTAGACGCTTTGAGATATCTCTGCAAAGGACGGTTAATTGACGCAGAATGGGAAAGTCCCGCCGAAGTAGGGGGTAAGGGAGTAATTAAGTTGCAAAGTTATTTAGCTAGAGTACGCGCCAGGGTGGCAAGGCCAACAATATGAAAGTAAAATCTCTAAAACCCTTGGTAAAAAAGTATTCAGCAGACTATTGGAAAGTTCAAATTATTCATTCTAATCGCCGATTTGAAAAGTTTATCAAGTCCGCAGAAGAATCAATCAAAGTCTTTAACGCAATTAAAAACATTGAAACTCTTAAAGATGCCCCGCGTCGTTTAAACGTATGGTGGTACTGCGTTAATACACTATTGCCCGCTTACTATAGTTCTACCCCAAAAGCTGAAGTAAATCTTCGTAAACGCTCCGGTGGTATCCCATACGAGCTTGGTAGCGTCATCCTTGAGCGAAATACTCAATACGCCATGGACTGCCATTTTGACTTTGACAAGATTGGTTATAACGCTGCTTTACAGTTTCTTTTAACCGGCCAAGCAGTTCTTTGGGCAAAGTACACACCAAAGTTTCAAAAGATAATGCAGGAAATTGCTGTAATCAAAGATCCATCAGGGACTTTGCTAACCGGCGATGGAAAACCCTATGAGGGAGACACAGAAGGATTTACGGAGGCTGGAAATGGCATTCTGGTATCTTCTATCGAAGTTGAGCAAAAAGTATCTGAAAAAGCCGTTCTCGAAGTTGTTCAGTACTCAGATTACCGATGCTCAGACGCAAGAAACGAATCAGAAATTGAATGGCAAGCCAAACGCGCCTTCCTGGATAGGTTCCAAGCAGAGGATCTATTTGGCGAGGAAAAAGCAGCGGAACTAAGCTACGATAGTATCCCTGAAGTAAATAAACTGGACGCTGCAAAAGAAGAACCTAAGTTTGAAGGTAAAGCAGAAGTTTGGGAGATTTGGTGCGAAGCGACAAATAAGGTTTATTGGATACAGACCAGCAAACAAGACCCACTTATCGAGGAATTAGACCCACCGATTACTTTTGAAAAGTTCTATCCGTGTTCAGTTATTAGACAAACTCAAGACCCAGATACAATCATCCCCGTATCTGACTACACTCATGCAAAAGATCAAATACTCGAAGTTGAACGACTTACTTCTCGTATCCATGCACTAACCCAGGCAATTCGGCCTAACTTTGCTTACGATGCTGCGATGACCGATATTGTCGAGCAGTTATTTCAAGACGATCTCAAAGGCGTTGGCGTTAAAAACTGGCCGTCAAACAAGGGTCGGGGCGGATTACAAGGCGCTATTGAATTCTTGCCAGTCGAGCAGTTTGTAAATGTACTCAATACGCTTCAGCAAGCCCGCCAGCAAGCCCTCCAGCAGCTTTATGAAACCCTAAAGGTATCAGACCTACTCCGAGGGACTTCAGAGCAATATAAGTCCGCTACGGCCAATAGGCTTGAATCACAGTGGTCGTCACTTGGCCTAATTGTAAGACAAAATATGTTCTGCAAGTTCATCTCTGATGCCATTATGCACCTTGGCACGATTATTGCAGAACAGTTTGATGAAGAAACTATTTTTGATGTTGGTGATGCAGATCGACTCATTTCCGAAACTCTAATCGCACCACCACCTATGCCAATGGCACCACCGCCAATGCCAGAGATGCCTTTTGGTGGGGAACCAGTAGAAGAGCCGCAAGGAATGCCAGAAGCGCCAGAAGGTATGGAAGCTCAAATGCCTGGCAATCCAGAAGCACAACTTGAACAAGTAGAAGCAGAAATTATCGATATCCTACGAGATACTAAAAAGCGTAACTACCGTATTCAAATTGCTTCCGACTCAATGGTAGCTATCGATCAAGCTCAGCAACAGGCAGAAGGCCAAGCCCTTATTCAAAGTGCCGGAGCGTTCTTTGATCAAATGCGCGGTTTAGTTGATCAATACCCACCGCTTATTGAATTTAGTATAGCGCTATTTCAGAACATGATTAAGCGGTTCAAAGGCGGTAAAGAACTGGACGGAATCTTTACAAAAGCACTAACTCAAATCGGAGAAATCTCCAAAGCTAAAGAAGAAGCTGCAAAACAACCACCACCTCCAGATCCAAAAACTCTTGAGATCCAAGGCAGAATGCAAATTGCACAGGTTGAGTCTCAAGCCAGGCTTCAAGCCACACAGATGGAAATGCAAGATAAGGCCGTTAAGAATCAACTTGCAGCGCAAGAGCAGCAACTTAAAATGCAGCGCGATCAATTAGATGCTCAACTCGCAGTGCAAAAACAACAGACCGAAGAATACTTCAAACAACAAGAATTGGCTTTAGCTCAACAGGAAATTCAAGTTAAACAATCAGCCGTTCAAGTTGATATGCTTAAAGTACAAGCATCAGCACAAAGCGAATCAGACAAAGCCCTGATCAAACAAGAATCAAGCCAGATGCAGCATATTTTAGAGATTCAAAAGCTAGAATTAGAGCAAATGAGGATTCGACTATCAGAATCCGAAAAGCTCATGGAAGAACGCAGACTAGCTTCAGAACAAGCCCTAGAGCGTGTTCGATTGCAAATGGAACAAGTCAGCAGCCCAAAAATTATGAGTATGGGCGGCATGACAGGACGCAAAAAGTCCGGAAAAATAATCACTGATGATAACGGTAATCCGACTGCAATCGAAATTACTGAACAACCAGAAGTGAAAGTACAACGTATAACACTTGATGAAGAAGGCAATCCTAGTGGGATTGAATTAAGCTAATGGCAAATGCAATTTATAATAAAGCAAAATATAAGTGGATGGCTCCAGGAACTCTTGGAACTACCTCAGGTGATAGTATCGATTTGCTGGATGATACTATCAAAATAGCTCTGATAGATACTGGTACTTATACGTTCTCACAGACGCATGAATACTGGTCATCAGCATCAAGCGCTATTGTAGGTACAGCAGCAACTCTTGCCTCTAAAACGGTAACAGATAATGTGTTTGATGCTGCGGATGTAACATTTAGTTCCGTAACGGGCGTATCAATAGAAGCGCTTATTATCTATAAAGATACTGGAACTACAATCACTTCTCCCCTTATTGCTTACATTGATGTAGCAGCAAGCGGACTACCTGTAACGCCAAATGGTAATAATATCGATGTTCAATTTAATGCTTCCGGAATCTTTGCGTTATAGGCATGATAAATGGCATCAGAAATAAGAGTAGCGCCAACGATAACGTTATCTGAATTTAACGTCGCTTTTAACAGTAGTGACGAAATGTTAATTACAGCAAGAGATTCTAATGGTATTGATATATCGCGTTCTGGCGGATTACCAGTACCACCATATCCTTTTGTGTTAGCATATAATCCAGAAAGCAAGGATTGGATTACTATTTCATTACAAGAATTCCCAAATGGTTATAAAATGGTAACTTGCATAACCGGAGTAAATTAGCATGGCCGCACTTGCAAGTTTTAATGACTATTTAAATAGAGCTACAAGTGGATATGAGGTACAACGTCATTGGGGTGCAGAAATTGCTACAGCTACTGCTGCGGTAGTTGGAAATACTCTTATTTTTGCTAAAACTCCTCCAATCTACACAGTAGAAACTATGCCCTCAGGTGTAACTGGGTTTCGACTTACTAATGCAAGTTTATATAACTCAATTCAAACTGGAGTATGTATTTTAGCAAAGCTCATAGATATGGGGACTTTAGTGGTTGGAACTTCCTTTACAGATGGGGCTGCTATGCCAACCGTGACAGAAGGAAATTCATCAAGGCAAATAAATTCCCCTATTTTAGTTGAAATGACTACTGTTGGATCTGGCACTGCAAATATTACAATTACATATACTAATCAAGATGGAAGTTCAGCAACAACTCCATCGACAGCAATTACTACAACATCAGCCGCATATTCTGCTGGATTTATTCCGCTGAACGGTAATGATTACGGAGCAAGAGATATAACTACAGCAACAAGGGCATCAGGAACTGGAACGTGTACGTTAAAATTTTGGGGTGTTATTCCACTCGGAATGTTTAATAGTTCGCATCAAATAATTGGCACAGTTTCAAATTTAAACTTTCTCACTGAATTTCCAACTCCTCCATTACTGAGCGCTGGGGATAGCATTTATTTGTTAAGCACTCCTGGAACAGTTAGAGGATTGAAGGGAACTTTAAGCTTTGTTGGAGAGCAAGCATAATGGCTAATTTTACAACAGCAGCCCCAACTCTTGATGCCGCGATAGCTGCAACTGCCACTAATGGCATGATGCAAAGAATGTATTATTTTAGATCGGCCGCAATTACAGCTGCTACCACAAATTCAGGAAGCGTTTCTATTACTAGATCTCCTCAACGTATACAAATGCCATCGTCTAACGGATCTGGAATATCCGGATTTATAGCAACAAATGTTTGGGGATTTAACGGAGCGGCCGCAACTGGGATGTTTTTTGGACTTGAATATGAATTAGGTTCATTAGCAGTTTCTTCAAATACATTTACAGATGGCGTTCCTATGCCAACTAAAACAGTGCGAGGAGCATCTATTACAACGGCTGCAAGTCTCGTATTTGCCGTTGCTACAGTTGCAGTTACCAGTACTACGCCAACTCTTACTATTACCTATACCGATCAAGATGGAACTACTGGCAATACCGCTAGTTTAACTCTTCCAACAAGTCCCGCTATCAATACAGGATTTTATGTTACTCCACATTTAGCTAGTGGAGATACTGGAATGAGAGACGTAACAAATATAAGCATTTCTACCGGGACTGCTGGAACTATTAAAGTTTATGGAGTGCTTCCTTTAATGATTAGTCAGCAGCCAGTTTCGCCACTTGCTACTGTATTAAATTGCATGAGCGCACCATTGGTTCCTTATTTAATTGAACCAAACGAATATATTGGCGCATATCGATTTGGCGCAACAGCATCAACAGAGTTTTTTTATGGTTATAGTCTAACCCCGGAGACTACATAATGCCTAATATCAGCACAATCGATGATATATTTAAACAGCAAGCTAGAGGTAAGTATGCCAGTAGAATGGGGGCTGGGGCTACATTTTTATCCGTGACTGCTGCTGCTGCTGCTAGTGGATTTTTTACATTGTCACTAGGTGGAAACGCAATAGGCTCTACTCTTCCATCTACAATAACAGAATTTCCTATTCCTTCGGGAATTACATCAGATTTAATCAATTTAGCGTCATTAACAGGATTAACCTTAAATGCAAGAGGCTTAATTTTTCTAAGACTTTATAAGGTTGGCACTGTAACTTTAACTGCAACAGGGAGCCAATTTACTCATGATGCAGCAAGCTTCCCTGTATTAAGAAGTGAATTTGGAGTTTCAGGAAAGGCGCAAGCGTTATGGCCGATAATTCAAGTAACTACAGCGCTAACAACAACAGCCGCTATATTAACTTTTAATTATGTTAATCAAACTGGAAGTAGCGTTACAGGAGCACGAACTTTTACATTTCCTAGTGCTACTACAGCAAACGGCTCAACATTTTTTCTGCCACTAGAACAAGGGGATTGGGCAGTTCGCGATGTTAGTGATGTAGCAATAAGTACCGCATCCGCAACTGGAGCTGCTACGGTATGGCTGGCAGAGGAAATTGAACCTTCGGTAAATTGTTTCGCTAATGCACTAACAGCAGATTATTTTACTGGATATGGACTTAAAATACCTAATCAAGTTGCTGCAACTGCAACTTCTGGAACGGTAACAACATTAGCAACTCTATCGGTTTTTGGAGCTTCCGCAGCTACTACTTCATGTATTTTTGATATGAGCGTATTGTCGTGAGTGGATTAACCAGTAACGCAAATCTTACTGGTTTTAAATACGGTAACATTCAAACCGTAGGCGAACAGTATCCTAGTATTCCAATTAGTGCGGCTACCGGCAGCCCACAAACCATTGTACTTAATCAACTTACATCTACTACTACTGTTTATAATCCAACAGTTAGCAGACAAGCTTCAAAGTTAATCTCTCTTAATCAGATTGCATCTACTACAAGCATTTATCTTCCTGCGGTAGTTCAAGCTGGTGGAACTCAAACTGTTACTTTAGATAGAATTGCATCCACTACTCAAATTTATCTTCCTACCGTTGTTCAAGCTGCTGGCCCTCAAACAATAACACTTAACAGGCTTAACTCTACTACTCAAATTTATCTTCCAACTATTGCTCAAATTTCTAACTTTGTTGATACATCTGACATTCTCAACAGATATAGGCGCAAACGGTCAGAATCCAAAGAAGAGGAAGAAATTGCCGCACAGCTACTCAAAGCTAGGCAAAAACGACCGCAAGTCGAACAAAAAGTTAGAAAATTACGAAATTGGAAAAAGCTTATTTATAACGCTATCTATGGTGCAGAAACTGTAGAAGAAGTAGACGCAATCACAGCTCCGCCAGTTCCAGTAGATTCCCCCGAAGTTGTAGCAGCAGTACTTGCGGAAATAGAAGAACAAAAAGCACTTCGTCGAGCTGAAATTAAGCTTAAAATGGAAGAGGCGTCACTAAAGGCGGCTCAATTAGAATCACAAATAAACGATAGAATTGAAGCACAAAAACAAGCAATCAATGCTATAAAACAACTTCAAGAAGAAGTTATGACACGTCATGCTGTAGCTGTAGAAGCGGCAAGACAAATGGAGCTTCAAGCGTTTTTACAATTACAAGATGCTGAACGAAAAGCGGAAGAGTTTACCCGCAAACGAAATAACCGTATAAAACGATTAAAAGCTTTAATGTGGTTAGCTAAAATAGACTTATGAGTAAATATAAATTATTTCAATATTGTCCAGTTAAACAAAAAGTAGTGCCAATAGAACAAATAGATCGAGGATATCAAAGTTATGCTAGAGATCTATTTATACAGGATGAAATGGCACCGACGCGCAATCCGCTCAATCCTAACGAGATTTATACCAGTAAATCAAAGCTCAGAGCTGCTTATCGAGCGGCTGGAGCTATTGAAGTTGGTGATGCTTACGACAAAGGGTACATCCCAGATCGAGAATCTGGCGCACCCGAACGTAAACTAATCAACAAACTAAAAAGTGAAATAATTGATAGGTATAGAAATGGAAGATAAATACGAGACTGAAGATACTGAAGTTAAGCCAAACCGGTCGATCTCTGAGTTGTCTATTCGAGAAAAATTAAGCCAGCAGTTGAATGATGGTTCTAAACATGAAGATGATACTGAGCCAACAGAGACAACTGAACAGGAAGTAACAGAAGAAGCTCCGGCGACGGAACCAGTTACCGAGATCGAAAAGCCTCAACTTGTACCACCGGCTGATATGAATGCGGTGGAAAAAGAAGCGTACCTTAATCCTACTCCAGCTAATGCTCATATTCTTCAATCCTATCTAAATAGACGCGCCTACGAGACTCGCTCGGATTATGGTCGCAAAATGCAAGAGGTAGAGCAACTAAAAAAACAAACCGCTGGATTATACGAAACAATTAAGCAGTACGAGGATTACTACGCTAGAGACGGCATTTCGTTAACTGACGTTACCAAAAAGGCAATCGCTTGGGATAAGGCTATGGAAACTAACCCAGTTGCCACAGCTTTAGATTGGCTAGATGCTCACGGGTTAAGCGTCAATGACCTTGTAGGCCAACAACAGCCGCAAACGTCTCAGGCTGAATACCTAACAAGGCAACAGGCCGAAAAAATCGCTGAGGAGCGATATAACGCTTTACAGCAGGTTCAGGACAAGAAGAATCTTGAATACTATAATCAACAGGTGGTAAACTCATGGATAGCTAACAAGCCACTGTTTAGAGATCCAGAAACAGCCTCTCAATTAGAGACTGAAATGGCTCCGGTAGTTCAGGCGCTTAATGCCACAGGGCGGTATTCCTCCCCTGAGCAAGTGCTAGAAACTGCCTACAATTATGTGGTGAATGGCAACCCGACCTTTTCCAGCCTTAATTCTAAAATGGCTGCCGGGCCGGTGGTACAACAGCAGCAAGCTAAGGTTCAAAAGGCCAAGGCCGCTGCCAAAACAATATCTGGCTCCGCTGGTAGTGGGACTCCCAGGATACAAGCTCAAAATTTAAGGGATAACCTGCGGCGTCGATTTGTCGGCGAATAAGCTATTCGGTTATCCCAAAACTTTAAAAAGGGATAACAATGGCTAATTTAGAAGAGGCAATCGTAAGTACCCTTTTCGACCAGTCATCGGAGATCGCGGATTTAGTGCTTCATCACAATCCGCTTACTTCCGTTCTGGACGAGAATGGGCGAATTAAGAAAACTGAAGGTGGAAGTGAGTTTCGTAAGCCTGTTATGTATAATGACACGGCAGTTGGCGGATTTTATCAGGGATATCAGTCATTTGATTTAAGCTCAATCGATGACCTAACGGCTTTCCGTTTCAACATCAAGCAGTGCTATGAGCCTGTAGCGATGAGCGGACGTGAGCGCCGCGCTAACCGTGGAGATGCACAGCTCCTCGACCTAGCTGAAGCAAAGATGGAAGCTGCAATCGAGCGCCTAAAGAATACGGTTTCAACATCACTTCGTGGTGACGGAACTGGTTCAGGTGGACTTGAGTTTGACGGTATCAAGAAGGCAGTTTCGACTTCGCCTTCATCTGGTACTTACGGTGGAATTGACCGTGTTTCTAACTCATGGGCTAGAAACTATGCAACCAACGTAACGCTTACTGCTGCAAACGTTCAGGAGACTATCACCGATGTTATCAGCCGCCTAACCCGTGGTTCTGAGGCACCGGATCTTGGTCTTATGGATCGTACAGCATGGAAGTTCCTTCATAGCTCACTAACGGCTATTCAGCGTATTCAGCTTCCTACAAAGAAGGCTGTAGCTGGTTTCCGTGTTCTTAGCTATGACGGATGCGATTTCGTGTTCGATGGTGGATTTAATTCTAGCGTACTTGAGACTAACTCATGTCGATTGCTTAATACTAAGTATTGGACTTTCGATTTAGTTCGAGGAAGCGACTTCAAGCCACTAGCACCAACTATGGATCGCCCGTTTGATCAGGATGCTTTCTTCACGGTTATTATCGTTGAAGGAAACCTATGCTGCTCTGCTCCGGCTCTCCAGGGTGTTATTTACGCTTAATAAAAAGGATTAGAGTATGTCACAAGTAGGATCTTTTGGTGTTAATTACAGGAAGACGTTTACTGATACTAACGTTCCGCTTCCAACTCCGGCTGGAACAGTAGGATCGTTAGTAGAGGGAGACTTTGTATTTGTTCAGGCTGATGGAGCTATTGATCAGTATGGTTTTGTGAAAATCGAAGCTGATGGTCAGGCTGCTATGCTAACAACTACAAATGCTGGTTCAAGTGCACTCTTAGTTGGTGTGGCTCAAGTAGCTGCTGCTGACAATGAGTACCTTTGGGTATGGATTGGCGGCCCAATGGGCGGTGGTGTAGGTAAGGGTATTCGTGGAAAGGTAGCTGCTAACTTTGTTGCTAAGGCTAACCTAAACACAACGGCTACGGCTGGTGTGGCTGATGATGCCTCGACTACGCTTATCAAGGGTGGTGTTGGACTTGCTTCAACAACTCCTGCGGCAGCTGTAGAGCTTGGTTCGGTAGATCATCTCCGAGTCAACTAACCTAACTGGGGGGTAGCAATACCCCCCTTTTTGTGAGGATTTTATGTCACTTTTAACAGATTTAATGGGACTGGGAATGCCAGGCGAGTTGGCGGGTACTTTGTCGAGTCAGACAATATCCTCAGCTACAGCACTGTCATCTTCGGGAACTTTAACGGCTAGTGGCACTACTATCAGCGATGCTCTTGCACTAACCTCTTTTGTCAATTTGGTTGGTACAGCGGCGCTAAATAGTGGTGTTAAATTGCCGATAGATGTTCCGATTGGAACGTGTGTTTATATTGCAAACAATGGAGCAAATGCGGTTCGTGTTTACGCTCAAAGTTCGCAAACCATAAATACAAGTATAGCTGGAGCAACTGGAACTTCAGTAGCTACAACTCAAGCAGTCCAGTGTGTTCGTCAATCGAGCACAAACTGGATTGCACTAGTACACACTAAGGCAACTTAGTTTAAAAGGGGGCGAAATGCCCCTTATTTTATAGGTGATTTATGCCAGATTTTACCCCTTCAAACCCTGGAGCACTTTTTCCAGCTTATCAATTAAGAGCTGTTACTCCTTCGGATACAACTGAATTAACTGGATGCCGTGGTCTTTACATTGGCGGTACAGGGATTGTTAGCATCATAGCTTGCAACGATACTTCAGCAGTTTCTTTAACAGTTCCAGCCGGTACGTTATTACCTATCTTTGTTAAGAAGGTAATGGCGGCTACGACTGCAACTTTAATAGTAGCTTTTTTTTAGGAAGGTTATGGGAATAGGGATAGGGATTTCAGCCGATATTCAAGGAGGAATAGTTAGTACAACCCCAAATGCTCCTCCACCACCAGAAGGCCCATAAGGTTAGTGCTAAATATGAAGTTAAAGGTTATATATATTATGTAACCTTTAATTTTTAAGGAAATTTTATGCCACAGATAGACTGGGAAACTATAAGACAGCAAGCTAACGGAGTAGTCGTTCAAAAGAAACGATTCGCCGGAGCTAATGTCAAATTCTTTTACGCTTACAACGAGAATGAAGAAAAGTCTCTAAGAGAAGGCCGTCCGATATTTGATGAAATACCATCCATCAGTATTCAATGGCCTGGTATGGATGAGACCGTTAGACGTATAGAGCCCCAAGATATTCAAGAATATCCCGAAGCCTACGCACGTTTTAAGGCTAATTCTGAGCCTGTTACCGAAGGAACTCCACTTGCTGAATGGTCAATGATGAATGGCTCAGCCATGCGGGAGTTGCAGTACTTAGGATTTAAAACCGTTGAGCAGGTAGCTAACGCAACTGATGAAGCCAAGCGAAAGTTAGGTACATTATCCAAGTTTGTTAAGCTCGCTCAGGAGTGGTTAGCTGCTGCTAATTCAACTCAGAATGAAGTAGTAAAGCTAAAAACTAAGCTAGAGCACGAACAGGCTCGCACTGCCAAGCTTGAAGAGAAGGTGGAACTGTTACTACAACGACTAAGCGCTAACGAAGGGACAGACCTTCGGACAGCACGAAAGGAGGTGATCCAGTCAATCGAGGCCGAGGAAGATCTTGATTTAGATGATTCACCAAAACCAAGGGGTAGGCCAAGAAAAGTATGAGCATAGCCACGGTTATACAAAATGTAGCAAATGAGGCTGGTTACACCGTTGAGTCAAACATTCTGACATCTTCAGAAACTACGACAAAACAGTTACTAGCCATAGCACAACGTATCAACCGTGACATATTTGAGGCGTATCCCTGGCCTAAGTGTTACGCCACAAGTTCTATAACGCTGGTAGCTGGCCAAGCTACATATGCCCTACCAGCGGCTTTTTCCTATTATCAATACGAAACATTCTGGAATCAAAGTACTAGGTGGAGAGTCTTAGGGCCAATATCTGAGCAAGATTATGCCCAGATCCAAGGTTTTGGATTGATGCCTACTATTTACCAACGCTTTCAAATTAGAGGCATGTCAAACACAGAGCTTCTAATTAGCCCAACTCCACAAACATCAGGGCAAGTTTTAATCTTTGAATACATCTCAGACAGATGCGTTGTTCCTAAAACCTGGACAGTATCTACAAGCTTTGCTGCTAATGCTTACTGCATTTATAACGGCAATTACTATCAGACGACTGCTGGAGGCACTACAGGGGCTACAGCGCCAACGCACACAAGCGGAAGCGTGTCTGATGGTGGTGTGACATGGACTTACTATAACGGCGCTTATAGCGAATTCTTAGCCGATACAGATACAAGCATCTTTCAAGAGAAATTACTCGAGCAGGGCGTATTAGAGCGGTTTGCTGAAATTCATGGTTTGGACAGTATAAAGCCACGATTTGATATGCAACTTCATGAGGAGTTTAGCAGAACCGCAGCTGGTAAAGTTATATATGCGGGTGGGATCAGTCGTCCTACTCAGTTTGCAAGAGATGGTGTTGTAGCGTTTGGGACGTGGATATGATTAAAGAGCAATCTAGAGATCCTGAGTTAACCTATAGCGATCCAAAAGCGTATATTCTTTACTTACGCACCAGAGGAATGAACCCTGCTCAAATTGATGGCTTAGTACGTCAAAGATTTGGCGCTGGAGAAACGTTAGAGCAAAGAGCAAAAAGAGAAGCCGGTGAAAGAGAAAAGGCCGGCTATGCACAGGTGGCAGGGCAGTTAGGTGGAACACTTGGAGGTGCTTATTTAGGCTCGCAATTATTAAACTTACTTCCTGGTGCTACACCAACAGGTGCAATTGCTCAGCCAACATTGTTAGGTGGAACACAAGCTTTAGGCTCTACAGCCGCAACTACGACCGGTACGACTGGCGGCGCAACAACTGTTGGTGGCATGGGATTGGGTACCGCTGCTGGACTTGCTGCTTTAGGAGCTATTGGAGCAAATCAACTTTGGGAAAACGGCATGAAAGATATAGTTCGTGGCCGTGGAACACGAGAAGATTATATAAATACTGGGTTAATGGTGGGTACCGGTGGCTTAGGTGGATTGCCTAATTTAGCGTTAAGACTCGCTGGAAAGCGATCTATCGGTAAAATGATGACCACCGGCAAATCAGACGCTCAACAGCTACGTGATGATTTTAGAAGCAAACTAAAAGAAACTGGTGTAGCCGATGATAATTATCATGTTACTTTGGCTGATGGTACTAAGTTTAATATCGGGTTAGACGGTAAAAATACTTTTAAAAATGTTGGCGAAAACATTGACGGCAAAACAATTCGTCGTGCTTATGACATAGATTTTAGTAATCCATTGGCAAAGTATGCTGCCAGTCAAATTGATCCAATGATTCGTAACATTTATGGGCCAGATGCAGAAAAGGCAGGTATTAGACCTGAACAGTACACAGGAATGCTGGTTAATGCCGCCACAAGTAATGCTAAAACCGATAAGGATGTATTAGCCAACATACAAACTATGCTAGGCAAATCAACTTTTGCTCAACAGGCCGGTGTTGGTGTAACCCCTCCACCTCCGGCAAAAGCTCCTCAAGGACAAGTCGTTCGCGTTAGTCCTGGTATGTACGTCAACGATAAAGGTCATGTTGGGCCAGCTAAAACTGTACGACAAGCACTAGAAACAAACTATCAAAAATCAAAAGGGAAAAAGTAATTATGGCTAAAAAAGGTGCAATGGTTAGAATGCCGCGCGAAACTGCTGGAGAGCGTTTATCTCCTGGCGTATACCGTGGAAGCAAAGGCGGATTAGTTGGTCAAGGTGGACAGCAAATTAGACGCCAGCCACAAGTGCCCCCACCAGTAGCACCGCCACAAAATAACCCAATGCAAATAGACCCGGGGGCTTTTAATCCTGGAATGCAAATGCCTAATGGGCAGCAAGTTCAGCAAGGGATATATTTGGATCCTGGGTTTAATGCTAATCAAACAAATATGCCAATGGATAAAATGTACCGTTGGCCTCAAGGCCAGCAAATGCCACAACCATCTGCCAATATGGGTGGTCAGTATCGTTTAAGTCCAAATGTATACGGTACTCAGCAGCAAGCTATGGATCAATTAAATCAGCAGATGCAACAGCTGTATCAGCCAATGACAATGCCACAAGTTCCAAAAAGGTAATAAATGGCCTTTCAAGGGTTCACAATGTCACCGCCTTATGGCGGGTTGGATACAGTAAGTCCAATAGATAACATGGATCCAGCCTTTGCTCTGGAGCTAGTGAACGTGTTCCCGGGAGCCGGAGCCCCAACTGTAAGATTGGGGTATCAGCAGTTTAATACCAGTGGCACAACTATTCCTGCTTCGCCAATTAACTTTATGCGGGAACTACCGCTAAAAACTGGTGTAAAGCATCTTATAGCTGCTACTGATACTAATCTTTATAAGATATTATCAGATGGATCGGTAGCTACTGTAACCAACGCTACGCCGCATACGGATGGTCGATTTAACTCTGAAATCTTTGCTAATAACCTTTACCTATTAAATGGTGTAGATACCCCTCAAGTTTATACCGGCACTGGTAACGCTAGTAATGTCACTTTTACATGTAGTGCTGGACTATCCAATTTAATAACCTGCGCTACTTGGAAGCGACGATTGTACTTTATACAGAAAAATACCACTTCTGTTTGGGCTCATGCTTCGGTTGACACGCCTGGAACTTCAGGATCCCCAAAATTAGATGAAATTGTTGATATTACCTATTCCCTTAAAAAAGGTGGACATTTGCTATTTGCGGGAAGCTATACCAATCAAATAGCTTCCACCTCTCAAGACTTATTTTTTGCCTGTAGTTCTGAAGGTGAAGTGCTTTTTTACAGTGGGACTGGCCCATTGGATTGGTCATTAGTAGCTCATTTTTATATAGCCAAGCCAGTTGGCTATCGTGCATTTATTCGATTTGATGCTGATATTTGGATTATTACTCAAGACGGTATAGTTGCTGTTTCATCGCTATTCCAAGCTGATTCAAACGTAGTCATTAACTTAATCAGCGGTAAGGTTAATCCAATTATTTCTAGCGCTGCTGAGACGTTTCCTTTTTCCCATGATTGGTCAGGATTTGTTTGGCCTAGAGGCAGACGAGTTTATGTTTCAATACCTCAGTCCAGCACCGAAAACTACTTTCTGGTTTACTCAATGGATACTAAAGGATGGACAACCTTTAGACTAAATGATGGCGCTCATGCCAATTCGTCGTGCTACGCCTTTGAACAACCGTTTTACGGTTCCCTCACAGGGATTGTTTATGTAGGTGAGATTGGACAAGCCGATGCTGTAACATCTACGTCATCTGGTCAGGCTATTCTATTTTCTGGACGTACCGCATTTAGCTTTTATGGTAGCCGTGGAAATTATAAGGCATTTAAAGATATTAGACCTTTATTAAAAGTGAAGCGAGGCGTTACACTAAGCTTAGGTTTGGATACTGATTTTAAGCGAGGAGCTGTGACTACAAACGTAACTGTACCAGCTGGAAGTTTTACCGCCTGGGGCAGTCCTTGGGGCAGTCCTTGGTCGGCTGATGTTACTTACACTTATGACAGATATGCTGTTAAGGGTCAGGGACATTGTGCAGCGGTTAGATTTGGTGGAGCTATTAAAAACACAACTTTAGACCTATACGGATTTGAGATTCGTTACGATATGGGAGGGCAGGTATAGTCATGGCTAAAAAAGGCGCATTAACCAGAGATCCAAAACAAGTAGAGGCACCAACATTTAAGTATGGCGAGAATAAGACTGCCTATGAATCGTTAGACCCACAAAAGCAGCGAAGATATCAGGAGTTACTTAAGACAAAAGGCCGTTCAGCAGCAAACACCTATTTAGGACAAACATCAGGTCAACCTGTAAGACAACCTGGTAAAGCTCCAGTTCCAAGTCAGCAAACAGTTAACGCTATTCCTTTTGCCGAACAAACTCCTGAGCAACAGATAAACCAGATGGCTGACATCGGTGGTGATATTTATAGTCGTATGGCTAAGTTTGCTCAAAACTTTAATCCTGAAACTTTTCAGCAGGAATATGAGCCGCAGTTTCAACAGGCCATGGACAGGGCCAGACAAGGCGTTATGAATCAGTTTGAACAACGTAACGCACAAAGTTTTGCTAAAGAACGGCAGGATTTTGAGACAACTATGGCTAATCGCGGAGCATCCCCAGGAAGCCAACAGTATCAAGCTGAATTACAAGGCTTAACTGATAGGCAGGATAGAGCACGACAAGAGGCTTTAAACGCTGCTGAGCAAGCTGCTTACGGTATCCAAGCACAAGGTTATCAACAGGCTACTGGAACGGCTAGGTTACCGGGCGAAATTCAAGCTCAGTATCAGGCCCCAGTTATGGCTCAATATGGTCAAGCGGCTAATCAGTCTCAACTCGCTCAACAGCAGCAATATGCTAAAGAACTAGCAGCGTTGGAGAACAAATATAGATTGCAGCAAATAAGAGCTACTCCTCGTGGCGGTGGAGGAGGAGGTGGAGGGTTAGATCCTTACCAGCAGTATGAATTAGCTCAAACAATGAGTCGTTATAATGAAGGAACTCCTCAACCAAATCCCTGGGCTACAGGTATTAGCTCTTTAGTTAGTAACATTGGCCCAGCCGTAATCAATAGAATGGGAAAATAGTATGGCAGACGGATTAGCAGAAGCGCTCCTTGGGTTAAACTTTACACCGGCTGAAGATCCTTATGGGATTGCTGCACAAGGACTTGCCGCAAGTACACCGCAACTGATCACCCCTTACACTTCAACTGGTAAGGCTATAGGTATTGGTTTAGGATCGATTCTGCTTCAATCTTTACTAGGTTATCAGGCTAGACAGCAAGCTTCCAGAGATACGCTAGAACTAAATACTCTTGCAAACAGTATGCAGGATTTGGGGACAGCTCAATCTCGTACTGATTTTATTAAGTCCGTAGAAGACCCAACATATCAGGGAAGATTATCTACTTTAGCAACTGCGCTAAATGCTCAAGAACTTGAAAACAAAAATGCAATCAATCGCGCTGTTGGATTAGAAACGGGCAAAATGAAAGCTTTGCAAGAGTTTTATGCCAGTCCAGAAGGTGAAACGCAACGCGAATTTGAATTAAATAAGATACGAGAAGAAGCCGAAGCAAGACGAATTCCGATGGATGAGTGGGTTCAAAAACAAATGTTTGAACAAAATCAGAAAAAAGAACTTCTTGATATAGGTCAACAAAATCGCTTGCAATTAAAAGGCTTAGGGTTTGAGCAGACCAAAGAACTAAAAGTTATGCAACAAGGATTTCAACGAGGCGAAAGAGAAGCGACTCAAGCGTGGAAAGATAAAACCAAGAAAACAGATCAAGAATATGAGGCAGCTATTCTTAAATACAAAGCTGACCTTGGCGTTCAGGCGGCTACACAGAAAGCTCAAGAGCTGGCTAGTCTTGAAATGGATTTAATAAACAAGAACATAGATCCAGAAGTAGCAAGATTACAAGTAAAAGCTGCGCTAACTAAGGACATGCAAACAAACCTTGTTAAGATTAAAGAAGAATCAGATATAAGGAAAATTGAAAAAGTTCGTGAGGAAAGAGAAAAGGAAGCTACGTTTAAAAAGCAAATAGATCTAGAGATGCCAAATGTTCCGGCTGCTCTTCGTACCCAAAGCGCAAAACGAGTTACTATTGCAGATACAGCATTAGAAATAGCTGCTGATATAGAAAAATATCAAAACTACGCCACTTATCGAATTGGTACAAAATTCTCAGCTACAGATGAAGCTTTGTTACGATCTAGAATAGCTAAACTTAGCATGGAAGAAAGATTAGCTTTGACAGGAACTGCCTCTACCGAAGGCGAACGCCAGTCTATTGATGAAATGCTAAATGGAGATTTTACGTCTGGTCCTGAAGTTAAGGCTGCATTATTACGACGCTTTGCTATGGAGGAAAAGAAGGCTGCTATTTCCAATATGAAAGGCGGCGCTCAATCTACTAGCGCATTTGTTAAAGCCGTAGAAGATAGCTTGGCAAATAACAGTATTACATCTTTTGGTATGCCAGGGATGGTTACAACGGCTACAGGAGGAGCGGCAGGGGCGGCGCAAACATTTGTGCAAGAACTTAAAACAAAGTATGGCGCTGATTGGAAAACCAAAATGACACCTGCGGAAAAGACAGCAGCAGCAGCGTTATTACAAGCTAGGGGGCAATAGTGGCAGACGTTTGGGATGAGTTAGCAGAAGCGGTTAGTACCCCTAGCGCTAATCCTGTTATTAGCTTAACTCCTACCGCTACACCTACGCCTACGCCAGAACTAGGGCTATTAGAGCGTATGCGTCAAAGTGCTTATGCAATTCCAGAGCCGTTTAGGTCGCTTGGAGGCATGGGATTATCGGCGCTAGAAAACCCTAGAATGATACCAGAGGAAGCTGCAAGCATTGGCGGTAGTATTGTTGGAGGTGGCATTGGTAGCGCTTTAGGTGTGCCATTAGCTCCGTTTACTGGAGGATTTAGTATTCCAGCAGGAGCGGTTTTAGGTGGAGCATTAGGCTCATATGCTGACGTTCCAGTACAGAAAGCCATTGATTATTTTACTGGAGTTACCCCAACTGAAAGCCGATTAGAGCAAGCTACACAAGAAGCTATTTTAGGAGCTGGGATTGAATCAGCGTTTAGAGTGGCTGGTCCTGTCGCTAAAGCAGCATCTCCATATGCAAAAAAAATTGGGAGTGTTTTAGCAGATTATTTCGGCCCACAAACCGCACAAAAAGCTGAGTTTTTAGTTGGAGAAGAATTAGGGCGACTTACTACACTAGACGAATTAGCTAACGCTTCGGAAGCCAAAAAAGCATTGTCATCTACATTACCAGCAGAGACGCTTACAACCGCAGAAATGACTGGCTCTGATACTTTAGCGCAAGCAGAGCGATTGTTAAAAACACAGCCTGCGGGAAATGCAAACATTGAGTTTGCTGCTAATGCTAGACAAAAACTAGAAGATATAAATCAATCAGCATTACAACTAACTGATTTAGGAGACCCTAATCCTAAACGTGCCGGAGAAGCTGCTAAAGCATTACTTCAAGGCGCAGAAGAAAGACAACGTCAAGCGGCATCTGAATTATTTACAGATGAGGTAAAATCAATTCCCGTTCCTGTTAAGGGGTTAGGCAAAGAAGCCAAAGCATCTTTTATTAAATTCTTTCCACAATCTGACATAAACACAACAAACAATGAGTTATGGGATTTATATAAAAAGTTAATAGAAGAGGTTACGCCTAAAGGTAAATTAAAAAAAGGCGAGGCAGTTACTACTACAGTAGGAAGATTACAAGAGTTAAGAAGTGCGATTTTAGATGCTGGAAGAACGGCAAAAACTGGAACTCGTGATGAAGCGTTTGCTGATAGCTTATCTGAAATAATAGCAAAGCAAATTGATTCAGTAGAAGGCACTAAAGGGCTAACCGCTGCTAGAGCAGCATGGCGAGAATATAAGCAGCGATGGTTTTTTGATGAGAGCGGACAAAGAGCGCCATTAAACAAACTACTACGCAAGCAAAGCCCTGAAGATATTATTGCCGACGTAAGCAAAAAGTCTGCGGTGTCCGATGAGTATGCTAAGGTATTAGGTGGCTTAGAACCTAACAAGCTAGCTACTGAAATGGCAGACTTTGCTAATAAGCAAACTGTAGACGAAAAGCTAAAGTGGATTAGAGATAAACGTGCAGTATATGCAGATAGCCCTATATGGCCGCTAGTACAAGGTTGGGAGGATATTTTAACTCGCACTGCAAAAGCGACTAAGGCCGCAGACGTTCCTGCGTTGTCTCCTAAAAACATTGATATTCAAGCTAAAAGTTTAGTTAGAGCGTTAGGTGGTTCTGAGCGAGTATTAGCTGCATCAGCAGGAGAAGATGCTACAGTATCAGCGATGGGAAATATTGCTCGTTCTAGTGCAACGAGTACACTAGGCGGCAAAATATCAGGGGCTCTTTCTACAGCAGCATTAGGGTTGGGAATACCTACTGTTCAACGTGGCACTGACTTAGCCGCAGAAGCATTAACACAAGCGTTGCAAAATCCAAATTTTGCAGCTCAATTAGTTTACGATGCACAACAATTAGCTCAACGTGCGCCAGCACAAGCAGCTTTGCGCTCTCAACAACTAACCGACGCTCTTAATACTATAGCACCACAAGCCGCTGCGTTTGGGCGTGGTGTTATGGGGCTTGGATCTCCTGAGCCAATAGCTCAACAAGCAACGACTCCAAGTGCAACTCCAGCGACTACAACACCTATGGTTGAATCCGACCCTTGGGCAGAGTTAGAATCTGCGGTTGGAACAATGGCTGAAACATCTCCGACTCCGGAACCAACGCCTGAGCCTCAAACTGTTAAAGTAGGCAAGCAAAACATCAGCATCCCTACAGGCGAAGACTTTGCGCCAGCTAGCCTTGTTAAGGCTGTAATGAAAGTAGAGTCAGGCGGCAAACAAGAAGCCGTTAGCCCTAAAGGCGCTAGGGGTTTGATGCAGCTTATGCCAGCAACGGCTAGACAGCTTGGAGTTGATCCTAAAGATCCTCAACAGAACGTAGAAGGTGGCAGTAAATACTTACAGCAATTACTTAATAAATACGGCAAAAAAGATATTACTTTGGCTGCATACAACTGGGGCCCAGGTAATGTTGACAAAGCTATTAGAGCAGTAAAAGCTGATGGTAAGCGTGTTACTTGGGCTAATATCATGCAGACAGTTAAAGTACCCATGGAAACCAGATTGTACGTCAATAAAGTATTAACTAACGAGAGAGAGGCATAATATGGGCTGGAGCGGAGGGTCATACTCAAAGGGTAATGTAGGGACAGGCGGTTGGGCTGGTGATGCCAGTCTTGGTATAGGTATAGAAGCCGGTCGTCATGATACCCAGGATAACGACTTTGCTACGGGTATTAACCAGTGCGTCAATAAGGATGGATCTAATGCTTTTACAGGCAATCCAAATCTTGGTGGATTTATTCCTACCAACTTGGGCGCTGGTACTGCTGCTGCTCCTGCCTTGTGTGCTGGCAATGATGTGAATACCGGCATTTATTCTCCAAATGCAGATAACATTGGAATTGCTACTAATGGTGTTGAGCGAGTCAGACTTGATAGCGCTGGTCTTCTTGGAATTGGCACTACTAGTCCCCAAACCAAATTGCATGTCACCGGAACAACTTCTTCGGCAACGTCTGGAGCAACAAATAAAGGTACAGTTCAGATTGATGAGTCGGGTATATCAGCTTTAACACAAAATGGCGGATTAGAATTTAAAGGTAGCACGACAGGATCTGGTTATGGCTCTCGTATTATTGGATTTGATGATGCGAGTCTTGTAATTGCGCGACGGCAAAGTTCTGCAACATGGACTGAAAGCATGCGTATTGATCCCATTGGACGAGTAGGTATTGGTACAAGTCCAAGTTATCAGTTACATGTTTCGACAGATTCGGCAGCAAAGCCAACTACAAACACTTGGACAATTAGCTCTGATGCTAGAATTAAAACCAATATTCAGCCTTATACAAAAGGATTAGCTGAAATATGTCAGGTGGCGCCGGTTACTTATGATTACAATGGTAAGGGGGGTATCGCTGCTGGGCCTGGTGGAGTTTCAATTCTTGCTCAAGAGTTACAAACTATTTTCCCTGAGTGTGTTGGATCGTATCGAGGTAAGTTAGAAGAAGCCGATGAGGAAGAGACGGATATTCTAAATTATAATGGTCATGCAATTACTTTTGCTTTAATTAACGCAATAAAACAATTAAACACTAAAGTAGAAAGTCTTGAGGCGCAGATAGAAATGTTACAAACCCAGGTGGCAATAGGATGAGACTTCGGCTTGTAAGGGTGTCAGAGTTCAATGGCGCTACTTTAGGCGTCCTTTGCATCGATGATGCCCCTGAGTTTGTTACCTTAGAAGATGCTTGGCGAGATAATGAGCGCAGAATTAGTTGCATACCAGTTGGAAGGTACACAATTAAACCAAGGGTTAGCCCTAAGTTTGGCAAGACTTGGCAGGTAATGGATGTGCCAGAGCGTGATCATATTTTGTTTCATGCTGGGAATACCCACAAAGACACAAACGGATGCATCTTACTTGGTATGCAGTTTGGTACTATTGGCAATGAATCGGCTATCTTAGCTAGTAAGTCGGCGTTCAATCGTTTCCTAGACTTAATGGCAGGTACTCCCGAAGCAGAATTGGTAATTATCGATTCTTACGGCGGAGGGAGGGTGCACTAATGACTGGGGATGTAACAGAGCTTAAATACTGGCTAGACATTATTATAAAGGCTGCAATCGGTGTACTTGTTTCTATTATTGGCCTGGATTATCGAGCAGTTAAGAATAGTTTGCACGAGTTGGAGGCGCACAAGTATGTGGTTTCGGCTGAAGTGCAGGTTATCCAGACGGAATTAGCCTACATTAAAGG